TTAGACCTGAACTCAAATCTAGGGTCAACAGCATCGACTCCTTCGCTTGCTTCAATGCCCATGTAATGTCCAAGCTGTGATTCCATTACGCCATCGACTTTAAAACGATGCTCTATCATTCGTGCTGTACTGTCTGAAGACATTTCTTGGTCGATATCACAATCAGGAGCCATCAAGTGTAGTTTAGCTGACGGTTCGGTAGTACCTATACCAACCTTACCATCTCTTGTAATATTTAAATCAGTAAGAAGTTTTGCTTCGGCTAAAGTATCTTCAGTGGCTGTAAATTGATTAAATACGCCAAAGCCTAAGTAGTTAGCCTCGTTTGTTACGTCTGAGCCATGATATGAAATAACTGCATGTGCAGCATCAGCGCTGTAAGTAGCGTGGTCGTCATTAAATTCAGTAAATATTATAGAAGGTATACCGTCAGAACTAGAGTTAGAATCTCCGTCACTAGTAATTTTAATATCACCGCCCTGCACATGGAGTTTAGCATCAGGGCTATCAGTACCTATACCTACGTTGCCTGATGTGTCAATACGCATTGAGGATACTGCTGTAGTTCCATCATATCTTTGAAACTGAATACTTCCGTTAGTGGTATTATTTCTTGCTGATATAGCTGTTGTGCCATTTGAATGATAAAACTCTCCATACTGATTAGTTCCATCAATATCTTGCATTAGTATTTTAGGAAATGCGTCGGCTATATGTAGCGAATCATTAGGACTATCAGTACCTATGCCTACTCTGGATTCGCTTGCATCCCAGAATAGGCCGGCAGTTGTGCCATCGTCTTCATAAAAAGTAATGTCACCGTCTTTATCAATTTCTAATCTATCTACGGTGGAAGCATTGTTTGGGTTTGTACCTAATGTAAGTCCTGTGCCATTTCCATCTGCATCTGAAGAGTAACTGCTACGAATCTCTGAGTATCTATTGGCGCCCGTTTTATTTGTAAAAAATATAGCTTGACTGCCTGCATCATCTGAATCATGATGAAAATTAAGAGTTCCCGAAAGGTAGGCATTATTAAAAGTTTTAGTAGGCCCTCCAAGATTTATTTCTCCAGAACTGGCTATACTCGGAGAAAATACAGCTCCGTCATACTCTAGTGTTTCACCTAATCCACCTGCCCCTAAAATTAACGTATCCGTAGCCTTCAAATGAAGGTCAGTATTCGTAGAAATAGAAAGCCCATCATTATTATATCTTTGAACTTGACCTATTGTTTGATGAGTATCGGTTGCTTGCAGGTACTGTTGAAATTTAATCCAATCATCTGCTCCTTGAGTTGGGTCTACTCTAGTCACTACTACTGCTGCAGAGTTGTCTGTATTGTCTTTTGTAAAATGTGCAACTCCAGATGACGCTAGGGATGCCCCACTTTCAGTTTCTATTGTGCCATTAGCTGTATGTCCTACAAGAACTGTGTCAGTAGTCGTTGTCCCATTAACAGTAAGCCCATCCATCGTGGCTGTGCCAGTAACGTCTATACCACCACTAACAGTCTCAAAAGTTTTATCATTATCATAGTATAACTCTACTCCAGAATTTAAATTAGCTGAAAGATAATTTTCATTTATTCCACCAGTCAATCGTACTTCGTCACCGTTAAGTTGAAGATTACCTTCGCCAGAGCCAACTGAAATAATTCCCGAACTAACACTTTCAGCGTAACCCAGCACTAGCTCTTCAGAGCCAGAAGTTCCGAATTTTAAAAGCGCCTCGTCCTCAAGGATAATAGCTGTGGTCGCAGTCAAGTTACTGGCGTTAACATCTGTTGAGTTTACAGTTTCTGCTGTTAGTGTAGTAATATTAGCTGTAGAAAACGGGCTAGATACAGTTCCTAAACTTGTACCCGCAGCAACAGGAACTAGTCCGTCTGCAGAAACATTTAAAATCTCAGTAGATGTAGTGCCACCTACTTCAATAAAAAGTTTAATAAGATTATTAGTACCATCAATTTCAATTTTATTATTGAAATCTATATCTCCAATCTTAGGAATTGCGCCACCGTTTTCCGCAGAGCCGTCATGTATATGACCTGTATTACTAGGGTCAGTGCTGCTATATGTGAACGCTGCCGTAAGTTTATTAAAATCGTTATTAAACAAAGACGCAGAAATAACATTTCCTGTTTCGTAGCTGCTGAATTTACTATATCCTCTAGCCATTTACTATCTCCTAGTTGAAGGGGCGTAATTTATATATAGACCATTAATTGAATATGGGCTATCTTGATTTCTTGTTAGTATTTGGAAGCTTGCTGTATAGCCGCTACCCTGTAAAAATGTTTTCATTATATTAGATTCTCCAGTTCCAAAAAGAGCAGAACCAAACTTAGATAGTCCGAACACCCCTGCTTTGTATGTAGTAGGAAAATTATAGGTTAAGGGTTGTGGAGTATTTTCATCATTAGAATTATAAACTACATTCATGCTAACTGTAGCTGAAGCTTCTGGAGTTATTGAAAGCTTAACATAATCTAAAGTTTTTCTAGTTCCTAGCTCACCAAAATCAAAATGTGGTGTCTCATAAATAGCATCAATATTTTGTGGCTGAAGAACGTCTTGGTCATCTAGCTGATGAAAAAAATTACCCTTGTCGTGTCTGTAAACATAACCTTTGTCGTCTCCGTGATAATGACGTTCAATTCCTTCTCTATCAAAATCAGAAGTCAAAGCATTAGCTTTAATCCCTATTGTTTCAGACCACTCAAAACCATTAGGGGTCAGGGTTCCGATTAGCCCTCTAGAGTCTAACGGGGTTTCTGAACCTCTAGAATAAAACAGTCTATATTGTGACTTACTTCGGATTACACAACTAGTTACTACATATTCATTAATTTCTTCTGCAAGAAGAGCTACTAGTGCCTGTACTTGACGACTGACGGAGCTTAGCTCAACGTCACCAATTCTTGCTGTACCTGCAATAGTACGTATCCCATCAGGCGATAAGAATACTAAGTCACCACCAATTTCTTGAATACTATAAGCACTCAAGCAACCTACGTTTCGAGTAATAGGAACAATAGCTCCGGTAGAGGCTGTTTCAGCACTCACATCTTCTATGTTTATTAATTTGTGTATGCTATTTCTACAGAAAATAATTAAGTCATCACGGAAGCTTTTAATTCCAACAACTTGGTCGGCTAATTGTATGCTTTCTCCACCTGCGAAATTTGTAGGTTCTAAGACCGTACTAATATAAATTGTATTTTTATTACCGGCATCTCCCGCCATTACTAAGTAGTTTTCATGTGAAGTAACTACAGTAGGTTTTACTGAAACGTGATTTTGGTTAGTGCTATGACTGCTGTCTGTATGAATTTCACCAATGACAAAAGTTCTAGTGTCTAAAGCGCCACTTCCAATCATTTTAAAATAAAACGGCACGTTAGAGCTTTCAGTAATAATTAACTCACCATAGTCTGTATTTCCTTCAAATATTGTAAATGTACATTGTTTTTGATTAGTTCTAGCTTCTACAGGATAATTATATGTTCCGGGCGTTGTCTGAGCTATTAACGCTGTATATGCTACAGGAGCTTCAGCCGTAGCTAATAAATTTCCTCGGTTTATCTGTAGCCAATCTATGCCATTATTACTAAAAAATATTCCATCATTTACACAAGCTACAACGCCATCAGCGTAGACTTGTAATCCTTTTAGGTCGTGGTTGTTTGCTCCTCCGGGACGGTGGTACGTAAATCCTTGGTCTGGTACGTCTTCACCAAATGCTACATAGCCATTAATTCTACGATAGCCGCCATCGGGGTCTACTTCATAGTTTTGTAGCTTTGTAGCTAGTCCGGGATTAGAAAGAATTTCAAACTCATTAAGATTAGTATTTAAACCACCTTTACATGAAATCCCAAAAGGTTGTGTGCTAGGCATTAAATATATCTCACTCTATCGTCTTTGAAATATGTAGGCGCAGGTTCCATTAAATTTGAACGCATACGTTTTAAACCTTTTTTATAATCATCTAATGCAAATGCTGCAGCTTGTGCGCTGTCTTTAAATTGCCATACATAGTATCTTGCTCGTGCTGAAAGTACAGAAGCGTACATGTCAGGAAATACTAATGTATCATTGTGTAAGTTTAGTTTTGTTGGTTGAACATAGGCAAAAAACCAAACTTTATATTCTTTATCCGGTATTGGGCTAAGTCCGAACTGCAGACTATCTGCACTTCTAATAACCCGTGAAGGCTGACCATATACTTTATTACCGGCATTATCTAAGTTTTCTGAAACTCTAGCAAAGTCTTTCCACTCTTCAAGAGTTGTATAACGTAAGTTAGAGCCCATATATGGAGTATCAGCGCCTGTTACGCCTTCAGTGGTAATATAAAAATTATCCCAATCTACTGAAAGGTAGGCAGCTTGTATTCCTGTATGTGGCTGTTTAAGGTAGTGCCAACGCTCACCTTTATTTACAGTTACGTTAATGTTTCCGTACATGTCGTCTTGTGGGCTATAGATAGAGCTTCCAGAAACAGTTACTGATAAAAAAGGCCATTGAGTTTCAGAATTAACTATGTCCATGTATGCACGATTAATAGAATTTTTAACGTGTACTTGAATACCACGAGCGTCTTCAAAGCTATCCAAATTTAATGGGACTTCATTAATCTCTCGAAGTATTTCGTTTGTTAATTCTAAATACGTTGTAGCCATAATTCTTTATCCTGTTATTGGATTCTTTGTAAAAGATTG